CGTTAATGCTATTGCAGATAATGCTTCAGGAGAGTCTTTGAGTTTTTGAATAACTGCATACTCTTCTTCTGTAACAGGGCGCAACGGTTTGAACACTAACTTAGGAGTAGGGCTTGCTGTGTCAAATCGCATCTCAGTAACAACACCAGTAATGGGTGTACCGTGATTCTTCAAATGACGAGCATATGCTTGTAAAGGGAGCTTACCTTTTTCACCATCACCAAACACGGATGTAGGTGGCAGTACTAATTGATAAACTTCTTCTTTATCTACCTCGCTGTCCAGTACGACGGCTAGACGTTGTTGGTAGCGGCAAGCACGGCTCTCTCCTTGACCTGAACCTTTGATGTTTTTTGGGCAAGTTAAGCAGGTGGCTGACTGCGGAGTCTTAACCTTTTCATCAGGGCGTTGGCTGTCGGAAGACCAGCAAGTTGGGGACACAGTTTCACCTTCTACATAACTACCTGAGTAGTAAATACGGGAAACTTTTGAAGCAGCTTTTACAATTACCACGTTCATAGAACGTTCTTCAGATACTCGGTATTCTTTACCACCAATAAATTCACGGAATACACCGCCTTTAATTGATATACGACGTGCACCTAAACCACCACCGTCGCTTGTACCAGCTAGGGCATTAGTTGCATCATCAGTACCTTTTAGGTATGCAGGTAAACCACCTTTAAATAGAGTCATTTCGCTCATTATTATTCTCCTTAATTAGAAACAAGTTGTGTTGCAGTTACCGTTATAACAGCATGTAGTACATGTTGTAAATTTACCATTATAGGTAACAGTTGAAGTAGTACAGTTAGCGTAAGCTAGTGTTGCTACCATACAAAGCCAAATGGCTAAAACGATTTTTTTCACTTAATTCTCCTAAATGTCATCGTCGGGGTTAAAATTAAATGACAGTTGTGCTGCATTGGAATCGGCAGTAACTGTCAAACTACCATCCTTTTCTTCTTGTACTAATGTGCCGCCGCTTAGTTTCCTTAAAGCCTCATCTACTTCATTTAGTTTGAAACGATATACACCGCCAACCTTTAATGAAGGAATAAGATTTTGTCGGAGCCATGCACGTACAGTTGATACTGATACAGCAAAGTGCTTTGCCACATCTTCTATTGCAACGTATGATTCTTCCATTATTTGCTTCTCCTTACTGTTACTGAATATTCCATGTTTGCGTTAAGTCCTGGGGGTAATAGATCAGGGTTCTCTTCTAAAAATGCCTTCATATTGGATTGGTTAATAGACTTCACCAATAGTTCAGGCACACCATGTTCAAGAATAAACTTGTTCATGGATTCCCAATCGGATGTTGCGTACTTAGTTCTTACGGTACGGTATACAACACCAGCTTCGGTTCGTATGCTCTCAACACCAAGGTCTTCCATTTGATGAATGATCGCTGATTTTATAGTACTCATGTCGGTTTCTAACTTACCGATCTTCTGCTCAAGCTCATGTGCAAGCTCGGCTTTTTTATCCCGCATCTTAACGTATATACGGGTTAGCTTTTCTAAAGGGACACTGTCCCCTACAACTTCGTTGTCTGACATTATATTCTCCTGTTTGTAATGATAGCGGCACTTTTGTTTTCTCACTATCAGTGTTAATACTATACTACTCTAAACTAGCTTAATCAAGTAAATTCTTGTAAAGCTCAACTAATTTTACATGATCTTCTATTTTATTATCAAGCATTTTGTATAAATGCTTTTCAACGTTGCTTCCTTGCAACCTTACGATTGTAACTGGGTGTCTTTGTCCTGCACGATGTACACGAGCGTTAGCTTGCGCATATGTTTCTAATGATGATGTCGGACCCCACCACACCACCGTATCAGCCGCTGTAAGCGTTACACCATGTGCCGCCGCCTGTGGTTGAATAATTAAAATACGTGGATTAGGTGTTTCTTGAAAGCGTTTAAATATATCTGTGCGGTTATTAACACTTACATCACCATTGATAATTTCTGTTGTAAATCCGTCACACTTTAGTTTATCCGACAAGATACCGATGGTATGTTTGAACGGCACAAAGATTAAAACCTTTTGTTTTGTTTCATCAACTACCTCACGTAACACTTTATATCGGTTCTTAATATCAAACTCTAATGTCTCCCCGCTATCAGAATAAACAGCACCACAAGATATTTGTAGGAGTTTGTTTAATCCAACTGCAGCGTTTACCGCCGTAATCTGCTCCCCAACTGCCGATACTACCAACTGTTTACGTAACAACTCGTAGTACTTCTTCTGCATTGGGGTCAATTCGACTTCACGGGATACGTATGTCATATCAGGTAAGTCCAAACATTCTTCTTTAGTAAAGCGTATGGCTGGCTGGAGTGCTTGGTGTACCGTCTTATCTGCATCAGGCTTGTTTATCCAACGAAACTGCGATACCTTATACATCACCATATCTTTAAACGCTGAATAAAACCTTGGTACTCCTTGAGGGTTTACTAGCTTTGCCAACCCGTAAGCGTCTACTGGGGACTGTGCGGCTGGTGTCCCTGTTAGCATCCATAGCCATGTGTCAGGCTTAAGAATCTTGTTTAATGTCTTCCAGCGAGTAGTGGTAGGATTCTTATATGCGTTAGCTTCGTCAATAACAATTAGATCAAACCCACCATTTGCTATTTCTTCCTGCACAATCTCCACACCATCATAATTAATGATAACAAACTCTGCTTCCGACCTAATAATTCTTGAGCGTTTAAACTTGTTACCATAGGCTATATCTACGTGGCGGTGCATGGCAAACTTAAATAGGTCTGCTCTCCATGCCGAATCCATAATAGAAAGAGGGCATATAACAAGCACACGTTTAATTCGCCCTAGCTTCATTAGGTAATCTGCTGCCCAAATAACTGATCCCGTCTTGCCTGTGCCTTGTTCGTTAAGACAGAAAGCTCGGCGGTGCAAAGTCAAGAATGATGAAGTAACTTTTTGATGATCAAACGGTTTGTGTAATCCAGGCCAGTTGTATTGTCCCATAATTGGTGATGGGATGTTTTTAATTTGTAAGTTCTTTAGCACTTGCGCTTCATCCAAGCCCCAATTAACAGCGACACGATTCCCGCCTAAATCTCGGCTTTTTGGTATTACTGACGTAACCTTGTTTGGGTCACGTAGATTTAAAACAAGTACCTTGTTATCTACAATTTCCAACTTATTCTCCCGTTACCTATTTTTATTTTTTCTTTTTTTCTTTTTTACTTACTTCTGATACTAGGTTACTTTTTGAATCTCGTTTAAAGGATCGGTTCTTTGAAACACTTTGAACCGAGTATCCGTCTTTATTAGACCCACCTTTATCTAAGGCTTTTCTATGGGCTAAGTCTTTACCTTCTCTACTTTCGGCAGTCTTATCTTTGTCTACCGGACTATCAGCATGAGCTTTATCGTATGCACGTCTTAAGCGTTGGCGCTCCATGCGACGTTCAAGTTCACCTCTAGCTTTTTGCTGTTCGTACTCTTTTTTGTATGGTCTAGGTTTATTTACATAAGGCATTTTAATTTCTTCCGTTGTGAGGACACTCTAAAACGGGGCAGTATTTCTTACACAACCCACTTGGGCGAGGATTCCAAACGTCATTCTCGTAAGCGAACTTAAGCCTGTTGAATTCTGCCAACCACTTAGCCCACATTTTATCCTGATTCTCCCCATCATACGAGTCCTTTATGAAGTTCTTGCTGACCACGAAAAACAGTGCTCCTTTGACCCTTTCTACTTCAGGAAAGTGCTTAAACATAGCAAGTGCCATAAGCTCTAGCTGGTCAGTATCCGCATACTTAGCTGACTTTCCCGTCTTGTAGTCTAGGCAACGTGCTTCCTTGCCATTGAGGATAACAAGGTCAGCTACCCCTCTCCACCACACATTAGGGTCTTTGAACCCACAAGGCTCTAAACTAGCCGTTAAACCCATCTCATACTCGCACAACTTCTCGCCTTCCAACTGTTTTAGATTATCCAAAGCGTTCTTAGCAAAACTAAATTGTGGGGGTATGGGCTTGCCTTCTTTGATATATAATTCCGCCGCTTCATGGAAAGACTTGCCGTACATAATGGCATCCGTGGGTGGGTCTTTAACATCCCTAACCACCCGTAGGTGGTAATACTTCTTAGGACATTGGTCAAACAACTTAATGCTTGAGTATGACCACGCTGGAATCTTAGTCAAAATCTACCTCAATCTCATAGCTTGGTTTCTCAGCAAAGACAGGCATACGAGGATCATCCTTATATTTATCGTATTCAATATCAAACAATGCTTTAAGTCCTGGCATTAGTTCTTTTAATAAGTCACTCCTGCTTATTGTCACAAGATTCTCCTGATATATGGGTTAATAATCGTACATCTACAAAAGCGTTCATCATATATTCGTGTGCCTCACCAAAGTGACGACTATTCATAGCGTTCTCAAAACCACGTAGGTTAGTCCTAGCACGTAATAATAAATCTGCGTAATCAAAAACAACTGCGCCCACAGGTTCTAAATTCATACTATTCCTCATCTAAAAGTTCTCTTAATTTATCTGATCTTGAAGGGTGGCGCATCTTACGTAATGCTTTAGCTTCCATCTGCCGAACACGCTCACGTGATACCCCCAACTTTTTACCTACTTCCTCTAAAGAACCTTCATCTTCATTACCTATTCCAAAACGCATGCTTAATACTTGCGCTTCTCTAGGTGTTAAGCTATCTAGCGTGTCCCTAACTAATGTAACTTCTTCTTTGTCAACTACCTCATCATAAGGTAAGCCAACTAAACTTCTAGCATTAGACTGTAAGGCTTCTTGTAACGCCTCTTTACTAAGATGTCTTTCTACACTGTTCGTTCTTAGTTTTAAAGTTAGTTGTTCCTCAGTCCAAAGTTCTACTGGGCAAGCACCAAGGGCTTCCATTAACTGTTTTGCTACTTTACTAAACTCCCCGTCTTCAGTTATAGGGGCAGCCTTTAAATTAATTAAATCATATAACCCTGTAATAGAAACATCACATGCTTTAGAGAACTTATGTATGTTTGTATACCCTTGGGCTTCCATAGCTTTTAATATTAAGTTATTTCTAACTGATACTTTTAATCTGTATTCCTCAGCAATCTCCATAACTCCTCCCGTACCCACTCTCACAACTAACAGGCAAACCATCTGCCCACTCAGGTGTCCACTTCATGCACTCCTCTACGTAGGCTTGGGCTTCTTCAGCTTCTTCCTCACGTGCAAGACATGCAACCGCATCATGAACCGTCAATACGACATCATACTTCTTAGCAATCTTAATCATCTGTTCGCCAATGATACATCTAGCAAGGGCTTGGCAGACGTTCTCAATAACCTTACCGCCATAGATATTGTTCCATCCGAAGCGAGTCCTGTAATTGTATTGCATACCTTTCTCACCCCGTAGTGCTATCAATCCGTCGTAACGAAGCAACAAGCCACTTGGCAATCGAATTCCACGTTCTTCTGGGACCAGACTTAGTACACCTTCTTTACCCAAAGATGTTGTCATGCCTTTAGTTAATGCTTCTAGGGCCGTCTGCGCTTCTCGCCACAAGCTAACAATGCTAGGATATGTTTGTCGGTATACCTCGATGATATGACGGGCTTCCTCTTCAGTAACACTCGTACCGAACGTCTTAAGTTGTGCCCCGAATTTCTTTGCCCCCATCCCGTAGCCAGCGCCAAGGATGGTCGTCTTCCCGACGAAGCGTTCCTCCTTCGTGATTTTATCTGCGCTCTTTTCATATATAGCCGAAGCCATGATCTTGTAAACGTCTTCGCCATTCTTAAATGCCTCCACCAAATCGTTCTGTCCTGCTAACCAAGCAAGTACCCGTGCTTCAATCTGTGATGAGTCTGAATCAATAATTACATAGCCTTCAGGAGCTTCAATTGCTTTCTTTAACTTCCCACCGTTATCACCCCGTGCTGGAAGGTTCTGCAAGTTTAGGGAATCACTACCACCCCACCTTCCCGTATGTGCCGCATAGTATTTTAGGGGGACTGGCATCAATCCTCTTTTTGAGATTCCGATAAATCTTTCTGTTCGGGTTTCCTCAAGGGTTGACTTAGTCCCCAGTCTAGCGGCAACGAGTGCCTGAACTCTAAGATCAGGGTGTTCAGCCAAAGCCTTAAACTCTTCATCATTTTTAGCAAGGGCAAATGTTTCCTTTCCTGTTGCAGGGCTAATCTTTATTGGCACAGGCACACCCATCTTTTCTAAGAGGGCGGCAAACTTCGGGTTAGAAGCCAACTCGGTCTTCTCAACGTCAGCCTCTAATAATAGTAGGGCTTTCTTATCCTGAATGTTTCGTAGATGTTGCTCTAACATAGTTAGGTTTAAATCTAGTTTCGGCAAGGTAAACATCCGAAGGGTTAGGTCGATGATCTTTAGTTCCTTTTTGGGGAACCCCTTTGCCATGATTGTATGAAATAGTTTGTAGGTTAATTCCACATCATTGACACAGTAATCACCGTATCTATTAAGTTCTTCATCTGTAAAGTCGATCCGAGTTTTCCCGGATGCTGCGATAACCTCATCACCCTTAACACCTAAGTTGTATCTTGTAGTTAATGCAGCTAGGCTGCCACCAACTTCCACACCATGTAGCCCACGACCCATACATAAAGTATCAAGGTATATCTTTGGTTCAATGCCAAATCTTTCGGAAAGGATAAAGCCATCAAACATCATGTTGTGTGCAAGCGCACCTGAGTTAGCCCAATCAAATCCTTGTAACCACTTCTTAATCTGTTCGTGTGTACCACTAGCCCACTCGGTTTCTTCGTTGTTAACCTTAACAGCTACTCCGATTACCTCAAAACGGGGGTCACGCACATATTCTTCTGTGGTCGATTTCGATAAACTATATGTAGACTTATCGTAGTAAGTCTCAAAGTCAATCGTTATTAAGTTCACTCTGTAATCCCTTCTAAACATTCTTCTACCCAATCATGGGTTGCGTCATCACCTAATACAAAGGCAGCATTTTGTATATCAAGCATTAAAGCAACGTACCATATATCGTCTTGAACGTAGTTAGATGCAGACTCTACTAACCTTTTTAATGCGCTCTCAAGTTCTTTTTTCGTTGTGTTCACTCAGCTTCTCCTCTAATTGCGTCATATAGCTTGCAATGATCTGTGTCAACATAGCTAATCTTCTACCCTCGTCATGGCTCAGTCTTCCAGCCATCTTACCTAAATTAAAAAAGGCTTCTTGTGCATCTTGTTTTGTAAATTCTAAATCAGTCATTTATTAAATCCGTATATACAAATTGGTCTGTGGGTACATCAAAGAATAGCTCACCTCTAGCAACTTTGTAATTGCTGATTTCCCTAACAGGGTATTGATCTATGTCTTTCATCTGAATCCAGTACGCATGGGTCATTTCTTTTGTCAGCGCAAAGAATAAAGAATTCTCTGAGAAGAACTTACGTTTACGTTCAGGCACATGGATTGTCGGATATGGGCACGGATGCCATTGGCGAACTTCTACCTCAATTGTGCCAACCAACTTACCTTCCTTCAATACTAACAGATCAACTCCGTATTGATCGGGGTTTGGTTGTACCGTTACACCACATTTTCTTTCCACAAAATCAGCTACCATTTCTTTTGCGGGCGCATCGTAAAGGTCGTGAAGTTCTTGCTCAAAGGGCTTACGCATCGTCTGTCTCAGCCTCATCACACCGTTCGATCAATGCGGCATAACCACAAATATCTACTAAGTTATCTCTGTGTGTTGGGTCATTAGCAAAGCGGGCCACTTTAACTAACATCATCAAGGCGGCTACATCTTTAGCGTTAAGTTCTAACACCCCAGTAGGTACGGGTTTAGCATTTAAGTATGCGTTCCACATCACCGCAATGGTGCTAAGGTTCTTGCTTG